AATCACGCTCGATGTAGTTATTACCAGATGCACCGGGATCCGCTCCACCATGCCCTGCTGATAGGATTATTTTTCTTCCCATGACTTATAGATTAGAAATGCTATAATACCTACGATTGATAACGCTAACCAAAAAGGCAATCGTTTAGTTTCCTTGTTGCGATATTCCGACTGACTGAAAGCCGTTACGCTGCCCGTTGCCTTAACGCTATCCTTTCGGATGCCGTTGATAACTTCTTTACTGGATGCCTTCACATTCTCATAGATTATCCGCTTGCGCAGGATAGGAACGGTTGTATAGGTAGTGTCGAATAACTCTACTGTCTTTGTCTGAATGTCAATCCATTCCTGTAGTGTACGGGTGGTATCAACTACTGATACCCTTGTTGTATCATATTCAAACACGGTCACCGTTTGTGTTTTTCCCTGTGATTTGTTTACAGAATTGCAGGATAGCAGTACTATCAGTACCACTATTGCAATAAAAACAATAGGGAACCAATTATAGTTTTTGTTCTGGCTCATCGGGTACGATTGCATAGTTTTCACCATTTGCGAGTAGTGCGGAAAATACCTCCAATAATGTTGGCAGGAAAGCTATCACCGTTGCCACGCTTGCCATTTGGTGGTCATTGAGTTTGAATATCTGAAATACCGCTATTACGGTGGGGCCGGATAATAACCCGATAACCCTCTTTGATTTGCGGTACCATTTAGGCGCCGGCTTGTTTACATTGGTTAAACTAAGATTTGTCTTTCCCATTTCTGTACTTATTTATGTTCACAAATATTGTAACGAGTGCGCTTGCAATGGTGCAGTAAGTTGCCAAATCCGATGCGGTTAAATGGCTGAATACCCATAAAAAAATAGTCAAAAGCAGTCCATTTATTCCTGCATCATTTGTTTGGTGTTCCATTGCTAACGCTTTACCAGTTTATAAAAGTTGAGAATAAAGTCATCTATGAGGGTGTTATCGGTTCCCCATTGCTGCACTATGTGTGCAGGGATAGGCACGTTGCCATCTGTAATCTTCTTCCCCTTGCGGTCATATGCGACTACATAGGAATTGCAACCCTGTGCGGTATCTCTGCCAAGTCCAAATACTACCCATGTGATTTGGGTAATGGTGTCCTTTGTCAGTTTATTGAACTCTACGGGTTTGACCTGTATGGCAGCAGGGATAGTGTCTGCTTGCACGGGTGCGGTTACTGATAATGTGATTGCGGTTGCGATTGCGGTAAGCATAGTTTTAGAATTTAGATATTATTTTCCAGTTAGTGCCATCTGACATTATTTGTACGGTGGCATATTGTACGGATAGTGAATAAGTAGTTGCGCCATCAATAGTTTCAGATGCGTTACCATCAACGGTTATCGTACCTGCACCGGAGTTCTTTATTATCAGTATTCTACCTGTGCGACCGGATGATGCCGGAAGCGTAACGGTAAAAGTACCGGAGGTGCAATCAATTACATAGTCATCATTAGTAGCGGTGTATGCCCCTGTTTTGGTAACGTAGGCTTGTTTAAATCCGATACCGGAGATTGAACCGTTAACTTGTAACTCATCAACTCCGTTATCGGTAGTGGTATTTACCATTGTATTACCACGAAGGAATGTCTTTGTGATAGATGAGTTGCCGAGTGTTACGGTGTTGCTGCCTTGACCTATTGCAGTATGTCCGAATACCATTTCGTTAGTGTTGCCGTTTGCAGATGCCCTTGTATCTTCTCCTAAATATAATGATTGCGATGATGTTGTATTATTTGTACCACCGCTAATGTATCTACCAGAATTAAACCCGATTGCAATATTTGATGAGCCTGATGTTAGTGGATTTAATGAAGTGCTGCCGATACCTACATTTTTACTTGCAGTGCAATTTGCTAAAGTAAATGCACCTAACGCAAAATTATCTGTTCCGGAACCATTTGCAGACAAAGCATTTACACCTATTGCAACATTATCCGACCCCGTTGTATTATTTTCTAAAGCAGTAAAACCTACCCCCATATTTCTGAAACCTGTGGTATTGAATTTTAAAACTCTTGAACCAAGTGCTACATTATAATAACCGGATGTATTATTTAACATTGCATCTACACCTATTGCAGTACATTCATCTGCTGAAGTTGAACTTAACCCACCACCACCAATCCATATATTTCTACCTGCTCCTGTATTATAATACGATGAAATACTAACCGTTTGCCCACTTGTATTAACCTTCAAAGTAGATGCTATTGCACTCCCACTCACCTGCAATTTATCAACTCCGTTATCGGTATTCGTGTTAATTAATGCAGTACCATTAACGGCTAATTTAGCAGCAGGTGCGGTGTAATCTATGCCTACCCTCCCGGCGGATGTTATACGCATACGCTCAACTCCATCAGTAAAAAAATTAACATCAGCATTGCCGGATACAAAGTTAGTACCAATCATACCCATCCCCCATTGCGTAGAGTTGTTACCTACAGAAGAATTCCAACTAAACCCAAGAGTAGCAAATTGTCCGGTAGTACTTCCGTTATAATTTACATTTAACCCCGAACCAACAGCAGTAAGTGCAGTTCTGTTTGTGGTGAATATATCAACTTTATTGCTCGGACTCGTGGTACCTATACCCATACTCGTTCCATTATCAAATATCTGTGAGTTACCTATAGCAGTTGATGAAGTGAACTTTGATACATAGTTAGTAGTACCACTTCCCGTAACCGTTCCTCCGCCACCTGCCCCTACTTTCTGCCATGTCCTCTTATATTTCACATACAACGAACTATCAGCCGGGCGAATCAGTATCTGCGAACTATCAGCACTCACCCCTGCTACCGTGTCCCGTGTCGGAATACCGATACCATTCACATAACGTACTTTGCTACCCGTTTGCTGCCATTGTGCGGATGCGGATAGGGATAAAAGTATTGCACAGATTGTTAAAAACTTTCTCATATTATTGAACTAAAATTATAATTTTCTCACCTGCGAAGAAAGGCACACCCGAATCAACGGTCAAAGTACCACTACCCACAGTCCACACTACACCCGTGCCGGGCAATCCACTATAAGCAATGGTTTCAAACGATGTACCACCACGTGACCCGTATATCATTGTCTTACCTGCCCCACCTGGTATAGCTATCGAAGTTTCACCACCGCCTGCAGTATATTGCAGCACCTGTGTAGTTGTACCTTGTATAACGATGCCAGTTGGCGTTACGGTGGTTCCTGCTAAACTATATACTCCCGTACCTTGATAACTTACCTGATAAGTGGCAATGTCCTTATTTGCGCCCGTAATGGTGAAGGATTGCAGCCATGCCAAACCCGATACTATAACTAACCCACCTGCCGTACCATTATCAATAACGAATTTCAGCGATACCAACTCTCTGTTTAGTTGGCTATTGAGCATAAACAGGTACGAATAATCATCCAATACTACAAGTCCATCCGCTTGTATTGACCATGATGCGACATCGGGGCGGGATTCTCTAAACCATGCACTACTGATGTTGGTAGTTTCCATTGCATCCACCTCTACCGAAAAGGTGCAAGTCCTTGCACACGCAATGAGATTGTCAGTCATTGCTATCGAATTGTACCTGTAAAGGTTGAGTTTTTGTCCGGTTACTGGTGTCATACGCAATCTATTCCCATTGTTAAATTTGAGCCGCTAATAGTTATCGGAGTGTATATCCTTGCACATACAGATGCTCCCGGCAGCAAAGTTACGGGACCAAACGCAATTCCATCACACCGGATATACGAACCAGTCCAGTTAGAACCTGTTAAGTTAGTGTATTGCTTACAGGTTGCAGTTGGTGTTGCCGTTGGTGTATCTATTTGCGTATAAGTCAGCACCGCATTTGATACCTGCATAGCCGTACCCGACAAAGTATTGTTAATGTAATCAATGGTGCAGGTACTCATTACAAACCTTGCAGAGTTCACGTTCACCAAACTTGAAGGATCCTGTACGCCGAAATTATGCAGCAACCCTATGATGTAGTTACCGGATTGATTAAATAGGTTGTATGAGTTAAATGCCATGTTCACCTGTGGCAGGGAAAGGATGTTAAATAACTGCGAATAAAGAAGGTTACCTAATGTCGCATAGGTGTCACTACCGCCAAACCTTTGGAAGTTCTCTAATGCGGAACCGCCTAAATTAAGGTTAAGAAGTGTTTGCGCCTGTGTGGTGCTATTTTTCGGGAACGGTAACCCTATTTTAGTACTTGCCTCTTTTTTATACTGATTGGATGAAGTATTGTTATTTACTATCCTTTTTTCAGTTAGCGAAGGTCTTGCAGTTTTTTTGATGTTGGCTATAAATGCCTCATTGATGCCGCCATTTGATACTCTGAATTTTATGGTGAGAAAGCCATTAGCCGGGCATGGAAGCGTTGTAATGGTTTTCGTTTCCATGTTGGTAGTGTTCACATCATCCTCATAAAATGCGGATGTACTCCATGCAGTACCAGATACGGTCTTTTGATAATAGTAAACGGTAGAACCTGTGTCTAACTTAATTTCAACAAGCATTTTACCCGTTACGGCTGCTTTAATCTGATACCCTACTTCAAGTATATCCCCCGTTCCAACATCACCGCATGAATCCGCTTGCAGGTCAGTATTACCAGTTCCCGATATTAATGTAGCACCTGCGATACCGCTATTGCTATTCATTACGAAACTACCACCGGAACCGATTGTACGGGTAAAGAAGTCAGGCACACCACTTGTAATGATTGACATATTGCCATTCATTATAGTATTGCCCGAATACTCAATATCGCCCGTTAATACAATGGACTGAAAACCCTTTGAGATTGTCTTGTTTTGGTCATTGTTGATGAAGTAGAATGGTGTTATAGTATCATTTATCCACGGCTTGTATGTCCGGTTAATGTTTACCGATAGTAAGGTATCGGATGCAATAGAACTATCTGTACGAAATACCCTCAATGTATCACCTGCCCTTTCATTAACGGAAGCCATCCACCATTCACCGCCCGATTGGAATATTTGCGCTCCGTATGCCGTTGCAACGGTTTCAAGTACCTCATAGCAACTCTTAAATGAGTAGTCATTATTCATCCATACATTTGGCAGGATATAACTATTCCTAATGTGTGAATCGGTTGTAGTTTGGAATTGTGCGTAATAATTCACACACGAATTGATGTAGTAAGTTTCCGGGAACTGAATCGAATCAAAGCAATTTTTCAGCACTCGAAGTATTGATTCCCCCTCGTTTATGTTTGCACTTGTAAATGGGTAGGGAGTGCTTTTAAGTATAGCCAACCCATCAACACAAATGATGTCTATAAAGTTTCTGCCCGTTGTGAATGGTACCTGCAGGGTATCCATAAATATAAACCCCTGCCACACAAAATAGGTCGTTCCCTGTGCGAATAACTTAACGTAGTACTTTTTGTCATCCGTTGTAAGAAAGTCCGGTAATGGGCCTGTAAAGTCGGTAAAATCGGCTCTAATGGTTAAGGTAGTGGCAAGTATGGGTGAGAATGGGTCATCGCCCGTTGCCATGCAGTCAAGTACGAAAGGGGATGGGCCGGTACCTACTGAATAGGTTGCACCGCTATATCCTTTCTCCCAAATTTCAGCCGTGTAGGTTAGTCCCGATTTGCTGATTGCCTGTAGGGTATATTTTTTGCCGTAGCTCATGTTAAGTTGTTAATGCCCTGAATGTGCTTGTTCGTTTTTGGCTTATAAAGATGTCATTGCCGGATATTCTACCCTCCACCACTACCCTGCTATTTCCACCCCCCATCTGCGATGCGGATGCGATTATTGACCGCATTTGGTCGGGTCTAACGATGTGTTCTGTTCCGTGAAGCATTACTGGATAGCCAGAACGGGGGCCGG